ATTGTCAATAGTGGTTCTTCACGGTCTTCAAAAACCTTTTCAATTATTCAAATATTCTGGTTATTAGCGTGGACTAAACCTCGAACTAAGCTATCTATATTCCGTAACACAAAAAAAGATTGTAAGGATACTATATTGCAAGATATGCTTAAGTATTACCCGACTTTGCCAAATTGGAACGATGTTGTTTATAATAAAACAGAAAGCACTCTTACTTTTCCAAATGGTTCTACTATTTTTATTGAAGGAACAGAGGATAGTTTGAAAGTTCACGGTTACCATTCGGACTATCTTTGGTTTAACGAGGTTTATAAAGTGCCTTTAGAAGTATTCAATCAGTTAGATATGCGGTGTACTACTGCCGTATTTTTAGATTATAACCCTATTGGCAGAATGTGGAGCGATGATTTAATGATACGAGATAATGCAATTGTAATACACTCGACTTTCAAAGATAATCCGTTTATTCCTTTAGAGCAAAAAAAGAAAATATTAAGCTATGAGCCAACACCTCATAACATACAACAGAAAACCGCTGATATTTATCTTTGGACTGTTTACGGTTTAGGTTTAAAATCAGAAAAACCAAATCGTATATTTAAAGGGTGGGAAATTATCAGCGAAAAAATGTTTAACGATTTACCTTATACAAAATATTATGGTTTAGATTTTGGAGCTTCTGCTCCAACGGCTTTAGTAGCAATGAAAACCGATGGTGATAAATCCTATTTCTTACATGAGATTTTATATAAACCACTTAACGAAATGGAAGGTACGTTATCAGAGGAACTTACTAAGTTAGGGATTGAAAAACATATCGAAATAATTTGTGACAGCGGAAACGAATTAAATCAGGGTGAAACTCGTAAACTTAAAAACGCTGGTTTTAATGTTATACAGGCTAACAAAGGTCAGGGGTCTGTTGTTTCTGCAATAGAAACGATGCAAAAGAGTAAAATATATTACACCGCATCATCTTTAAATTTACAAGAAAATTATGAGCAATACAGTTGGAAGGTGCATCAAGGCATTCAATTAGATATACCAGAAGAAACTAGGGAGGATTTAATTGATGCATCAAAATACGTTATAAAATGGTATTCAAAAACGAGAGGCTTAAGCTAATTAGAAATAAACACGAAAAAATTTGTTTATAATTAAAAAAAATGTTATAAGTTTGCAACAATAATCGATGTGAAGATGCATCGTACACAAATCGAATGAACGTAAATACTAACTTTTTAAGTAAAAGCCTTAGTCAATTAAGTTTGATTAAGGCTTTTTTTATTATATGACAAAATCATTTTCAATACTAGGGAGGGAGATATTTAGAGTTGAACGCAATCGTTTAGGAGAATTTACCTATTCGTTTATGAATAGTGATACTTTTCACGATAATGGAAAGTATTTAAAATTATCTTTAGAAAACCCAGTGTTAATGACAATCATTGCTTTGCGTTCAAAGATTTACTCACAAATGGAAATAGTCCACGTTGATAGCAACGGTAAAGAAATCAATAACAGTGAATTTGTAAAAAGACTTTACCAACCTAATTACTTTCAATCTAAAGAGGATTTCTTTTTTCAACAGATGTGGTTTTTGTCAGCTGCAGGAACTAATTACACACGTCAGTTCAAAGCGTTAAAATCAGATATTGTTCCAAGTGCATTATATAATTTAGTTCCCGACCAAATAGACCTTAACAAATCAAATGAATTAAGCGGGTTTATTTTCTCAAAGCAACAGATTGATGCAGTAGGAGAAAGAAAAATAAAGTACACTATGAACAGTACTGTTATTTATATTGCCTTAAAAGATATAATCCCTTTTTATGATTTGGCAAACGGTTTAACCGATAACAGTTTCATGCACTCGCAAAGTCGAGTTAAGGGTATTTTTAGAACATTGAATAACATCGACCAAAATATTAAATCAAAGAATATTAATTTACAATTTAGTCAAAAGTATTTAGCTTCTAATAAATCAGATGGCAACGAAGCTATAATACAAGAAAGTGACCGTGATGATATATTCTCAAAGATTGACCGCAAAAGTTTATCAATAACTAATAAAAACATCGATGTTAAACATTTGGTTAGTGACATGAAAAGACTGTTTTTAGATGAGCAGTTTAGCTCCGATGCTTTGACTTGTTTATTAGCTTTTGATATGAATAAGGATGTTTTAAACTTTTTTGGAAGCGGTGGTTCAACTTATGAGAATCAGGAGAAAGGTGAGTTAAGGTATCTACAAAACAGCATCATTACAACCGCAAATAATACAATGAACTCTTTTAGCTCACAATGGGGCTTGTTAGACAAAGGCGAAAGGTTAGTAGCTAAGTATGACCATTTAAATATAATGCAACCAGTAATAAATGAGAAAATCAAATCATTAACCGAGTTACAAAATATGATTAAAATAGGTTTAGAAAATCAAACTATCACAACACAAGAAGCACAAAGGATGACAAGCGAAATGATTAATACCTTAAAATTATGAGTACTAAATTAACACGTCAGGAAATAGAAAAGGAAGAACAAAGAAGTGAAGCTTTAAGATTAAAAAAATTAAAAGATAAAGCCTTGAAAGAGGGTAAAGAGATAAAAAAATGATTAAATCACACTACTTCCCTGAAAAGAATTACTCAACAAAAGAGGAGTTATTCAAAGATTTAAAGGATAACCTTGATTTTATTATTGATGCTAAAAAATCAATGATACAGAAATCATGCGATAAAGGTATTTCTGTAACATGCAAATCTTTAGATTTATTAAAGTTTCAAGACCAAAACAAAGCAATAAAGATTGATGATAACTTCTACTACATTGCCGTTAATTCAACTAAAATATTAGACAGTCACGATGATTTGCATTTGGATGGTATTTGGAAAAAATCTATTGAAGAGCAACAGGGAAAAAATTACCTAGTTATAGACCATGAATTAGAAGTTGACAAGGTAGTAGTTAGAAAGGAACATATTGAAATGTTAGTTGCAAAAGTGCCGTTTTCTTTATTAGGCAAATCTTACGAAGGCGAAACCCAAGCGTTAATTTACAAAGTACCAAAAGCACAAGTAAAACACGAAATGGTTAGAGAATGGCTTGAAAGTGGTGACGAGATTGAAGCTAGCGTACGGATGCAATATGTTACGTTTGTTTTTTGTATGGATAGCAATAATCCAGAGGATGCGACAGAAAAAGCAAACTACGACCAATATTTCCCAATGATAGCAAACAAATCAGATTTTGACTATATTCCTTATTTCTTTGCAATTAAAGAAGCTAAAAATGTAAGGGAGTCAAGCTTAGTGGTATTTGGAAGTAATGCAACAACAGGACAGATAAAAATAAATCAAGCCGAGAAATCACTTGAAGAGATAGAAGCCGAGAAATCACTTCATATAGAAGCTGAAAAGCAAACAGAACAATTAAAAAAATTATTAAACAAATTTAATTAAAAAAACAAATGGAAGAAATCATCAAAGAATTGGGTGTTAAAATAGACTCAATGAAAAATGAAACAGTTTCAAAGACGGAATTAATCGAAGTTATGTCTAAGATTAAAGACCTTGAAACTAAAGGCGAAAACGTGGCAACCTTCAAAGCTAATATTGAAGAAATTGCTTTGCGTGTTTTAGAATTAGAAACTAAAGGAACTAAAGAGGTTAATACTGAAAGCCTTAAATCTATTTTAGAATCTAAAAAAGAGCAATTAGCTCAAATGAAAGAGAAATCAGGTTCTAGCGTTCAGTTTACATTGAAAGCAGCAGGAACGATGGCTTTAAGCACAAACACAACAGGACAAATTCCACAAGCTGAAAGAGAAGCGGGAATCACTCGTATTGTAAGACGTAACCCTTTTATTTTAGAATTGGTTAACGTTGGTACAATTATGTCTAATGTTTGGGAATGGGTGGAGCAGAAAAACCTTGATGGCGGTGCTGCAATGACTGCTGAAGGAGCTGCTAAATCACAAGCGGATTTTGACTTAGTTGTGGCTTCTGCAAACGTTAAGAAAGTAACTGCTTATATCAAAATCACTAAAGAGATGTTAGATGATGTTGAGTTGATGCGTTCAGAAATCGACCAAGAATTAACTGAGTTAATTAACCTTAGAATCGATGACCAATTATTAAACGGTACAGGATTAACAGTTAATTTAACTGGTATCGTTACTAATGCAACAGCATGGGCAGCGGGTGCGTTTGCTTTAGCTATTCCAACTCCTACTAAATGGGATGTTTTAAGAACTGCTTTAAATCAAGTGCGTGTTAACTTGTTTGAGCCTAATTATATTGTAATGCATCCAACAGATGTAGCTTCAATGGAGTTATCAAAAGATAGTACAGGACAGTATATTATGCCTCCTTTCGCTGCAGTTGATGGAACAATCGTAAGCGGTGTTAGAGTTGTTGCAAATACAGGTGTTACTATTGATAAATTCTTAGTGGGTGATTTCAGTAAATCAGGAGTAAGATTTAAAGAAGGACTTACTATTAATGTAGGTTACGAAAATGATGATTTTACTAAAAATTTAGTTACTATTTTAGCTGAGGCTAGACTTGTACAAAGAGTAAAATCAAATCATTACGGAGCTTTTGTTTATGGTGATTTCTCTGATGCTATCACGGCTTTAACTAAACCGTAATATTATGGGATATTGGTTAGACAGTACGGTAGAAGTTGAGTATAACGGTAAAGTTACGAGAGTAGCCAAAGAAGATGCTCACTTATACGCTACTAAGAAAACAGAAAAAAAACAAGCTAAAACAGAGAAATAATGCCTAATATAATCGATAAAACATACTTTCAGAAAGCTAATGAGTTAAACATTCCTTTGAGTGTTCAGACCTTAGTGGCTAATCCAACTTTGCAAACGCCTAACGATGTGGCTTATTTGGATTCTTTGTGTTTGAGAGTTGAAAAATCGATTTTATTAAATGCTTTAGGTTTAGCGATGTATAATGAACTTCAATTAGCAATAACGGATTTATTTGTAAATCCGTTATACGCTTCTTATAAAAAGTTGGTAGAAGGAGATGAGTACGATGGTAAAGTGTGGCAAGGTTTAGACAATGATTATTCCTTGATTGCTTACAGAATTTTTGAGGAGTTTATGACTGAAACGAATGTTAGGTTAGTTGCAAACGGAAACGTACAACTATCCCCAGAGAAAGCATCGTTAATTAGTCCCGCTTATAAAATAGCGAATGCAAATCAAAAGTTTATACAATCATATCAAAGCGGTTTTTTGCGAGAACCAATTATCTTTGAAAACTTCATAGATTGGTTCGGTAGCAATGATGAGATAAATGTTTCATTATACAATTACCTGATTGATAAAAAAGAAGATTTTCCTTTATGGGATTTGTCAAAGTTTGCAGTTTACACAACTAAAAACACTTTTGGATTATGATTATCTTTGAAGATGAGCTACAGCGTTTAGTTGAGTTGCTTCCTAATATTACATTAGGAGCAAATACAACTAATGTCAAATTCGGGTGGGGAACTGAAAATGTTTTAGCAACCTATTTAACTATGAATGGGAAAGTAAGTTTTCCTCTGATTTGGTTAGTTGAAGGGCAGGACACAAACGATAACCGTGAGCCGAGTGTAAACCGTAACGCAAAGATTGTTATTTTACATGAAAGTCAAGCACCGAATGAGTTTAATCCATACCAACACGAATACGATTTTAAATTAATTTTGCAACCGATACTCGATAATTTATTGATAGCTTTAGAACAAAGCGGAATTAGCCGTTATGATAACACAGATTTTAGAACGCAAAGAGTAAAAAACTACTCAATGCGGGAAGTGGATAATAGTTTGGTTTACATCTGTAATGCTATTGTTTTTGATAGTTCAATTACCTTTAGTGGGTTGTCGACTTGCATACAAACAATTCAATTTAACACATAAAAAATTATGATTTTATACAATCAAAAAGACTGTTTAACAGTTAGAAAAAATTTAGGGTTGCCAGACTGTATTTTGCAGGAAGGTAGATTAACTGGGAAAATATTAGCACCAAAAGGATGGTCTTTAGACTTGACTAGCGGAACTTTTGATAAAGACTACGTTAATGAACAAATCCAATTAGGGAACTTTATTCCAATTTTAGGAGCAGTTGAAGTTACTAATAACACACCAGAAGCAACGACGGAAGAATATCAAGGCGGTGTTATGTCGGTTGTTAGAAATGGACTTCCTCAATTCAACTTCAAATACTTGCGAGGTGGTTGGAAATTTGCAAACGCTTTATACACTTACAACTCGTTTCAAGCTTATGATGTTCTTTTCGTTTTTTCTAGCGGAGC